GCGGTGGGATGCCGTTACCGTTGTGTCGGTGGGATGCCGGGGCGAGGTTAAGCCACTAATTGTTTAATCTTACACAGGAGCATTGAAAAATGTCTGATGAAATTGAAATGAAAGACGTGCAGGGAGCGTTAAAAACGCTGCGTTCGGAAGTCGAAAAAAGCGCCCCGAGTCAGGAAATTATTACAAAATGTAATGATTTCTTAGACAAACAGGAAGAAATCAACCAAAAAGCGATGCGGGATCTAAAAGATGCTGGGACTCGTGAAACTGAATTGAAAGATCGTATGGACGCTCTGGAAGTTGAACTCGCACGCGCAGGCGGCCCAGGTGAAGAAAAAGACTACCATGATATGCCAGAGTATAAAGCTCTTGAGCAAATGGTTAAGTATGGCGAATTTGTAGATGCCGAGCAAAAAGCGTTGATGCGTACTGACAGCGATACCGCTGGCGGTTATCTCACAACTGTTGAAATGGACAACATGATCACGAAGAAAATCACTGAGATCAGTGACATTCGTTCGATCGCTCGTGTTCGTACTGTTTCTGCTAAGTCTCTGGAAATGCCTGTTCGCAACACTATCCTCACTGCCAACTATGAAGGCGAAACGGAACAGGGCGAAGACGGTGCGAGCGCGTACAGCAATGAAACGCTGAACACATACCGCCAAACAGTGACGATCCCTGTCACTATGGATATGTTGATGGATTCAGCTTTCAATATGGAAGCGGAAATCTTCAGCGACGCGATGGAAGCATTCGCACAGGGTGAAGGTAATGCGTTCGTACTTGGCGACGGTGTTAAGAAGCCTTCAGGTTTCACGGCCGATGCTCGTATCTCGCAGCGTACTTCTACAACGCCGGCCACTATCGATGCGCAAGATGTGATTCTGTTAACGGGTGATTTGAAAGTTGGCTACAACCCAACATACGTGATGAACCGCAGCACGTTGGCGTTCTTGCGTACGTTGAAATCTACCACGGGTTCTTTCTTGTGGCAGCCGGGCATGAATGGCCCAGTAGCGAACACAATCAACGGCTTCAACTACATCTTGGCTCAAGACATGCCAGATATTGCGGCTAACTCTTTGTCTATCGCATTTGGTGACTTCCAACGCGGCTACACTATCGTAGATCGCACAGGTATCAGCATCATCCGTGATGATTTGACGCAGAAAAAGAAAGCAATCGTCGAGTTCACTATCAACCGTTGGAACAACGGTCAGGTAACTCTTCCAGAAGCTATCAAACTGTTGAAGACTAAGTCATAAGCATAAGCGGCGCGGAGGGCTCTACCCTTCGCTTCCCTTAATTGATAATATTTCAGGAGAAATATCATGGAACATGATTTACACAGTAATATTAAATCGGCGCTTGCCCTTGCGGTGCAAAACATCATAACCGACACAACAACCGTCGGTGCAATCATCGATACAGCAGGATTTGAGTCGCTTGACTTTCAAGTCTTATCCGGGACTCTAACAGATGGCGCGTATGCGTTTAAGTTAGAAGAAGGCGATGATTCTGGTTTATCTGACGCGGCAGATGTGCCTGCAGCAGACATTCTGGGCTCATTGACGGGCTTTGTTGCTGCGGATGATGACACAGTAAAACGTATCGGTTCTATCGGTAAGAAACGCTACCAGCGTCTTTCTATCGTTTCAACTGGTACAACTGCTGGCGGCACTAACTTTGTGGCATTAGCCATTTTAAGTGATGCGCACACTAACCCTGTAGCCGAGCAATAATCGGTAGTGGTTGAGGGCTTCGGCCCTCAATTCCTTTTTACTTTCTGGAGAAAGTCATGAGCAAACATGTAAAATTTAAAAGTAAAGGCAAGTGGGCGGAAGTTAACCCGGCGTTGCCACAGTTTGAAGTAAAAGCTGGTGAGGTACGCGAAGTATCGAATGAGCTTGCGGACGTTATCGAAGATGCCGGCCGTGGCGAGATCGTCAAAGTTGATAAACCAAAAGCGTCTGAAGACGACAAAGGTAAAGACGATAAAGGCAAAGCCGACAAAGGCAACAAGAAGTAAATCGTGGACACAACCCACGATACACATTGCCCGGCGGCAGTTTATGAGTTCGTAGCTTATGCGACGTCGCCGGTCTCTCTTGCAGATATGAAAACATATCTCCGCATCTCTGGGTCTTCAGAAGATGCCCTGATCCAGTCATTAATTGACGCGGCAACAGCATGGTCGGAAGACTATACTGGGCGCCAGTTCCGCGAGAATACGTGGAAGTTGTTACTGGATGAATTCGCCGACCGAATCGACATTAGACGATCACCGGTAAAAGAAATAACCTCAATTACCCATATCGTATCGGGCGTCCCTGCGATTGTGGCCGCTACTACTTATTATTTAAAACACTTAACTCAGCTTGCAGAGGTTCTTCTGGTTGACGGGGAAGACTGGCCAACCAATACGGACGAACGTGAACAAGCGATCACGGTATTCTTTACCGCCGCTGTATATACTCGGGCCCTGGGCCGGTTCAATGATGCTGTGATGCGTCTTGTTGCCTACCTGTATGAAAACCGTGGAGATTGTACGTGTGACACTGAGTCCGCGATTGCTTCTGGGGCTTCCGCCATTCTCGGCCAGTTTCGTATTGCTCGGGTGTGAACCGTGGCCGAGACAGTATTTCAAGATATCCCCGCCGATGAATGGACGAACCTGTCTGCACTTGTCGGCCTAAATGGGCGTGTTTCAAACTCAGGAAATACCGTCCTGATTTATGCCGTGGCTGTCTCTCAACCAGATGGAGACAGTACCGAAGGGCATCGCTTTAATCAGGATGGCATGTTCGACTACGTCGTGGATGGCACGGAAAATGTCTGGGTAACATCATTAAAAGACCCCGGCATCGTGGCGGTTACTCCTGACCTTGCCGTCGGGGTGCTTGATGGGGCAATGAACGTACACGATGCCGACGTGCATCATGCTGTTTATAATCAATTCCTACATTTCGACACAGGTACTACGACTACTTTAAGCGTTGCGGCATCTAGCGGAGACAATCAGATTAATGTAGTTGACGCAGGTTCGTTTGCTGTTGGTAATGAGATAAAAATAGAAAATGGTGGGCTAGAGCCTTTATTTTTTGAAATATTAGCTATAGCAACTAATCTCATAACATTAGATACACCTTTAACTTTTAATCATCCTATTGCTTCTGATGTAACAAAAGTTTTTACAAACATGGCTGAAGCTGGATTAACGACGACCGCATCACCATCCGCCCCTGTTGTTTTTACAAGTCATATTCCTGCTGGCGTGATTATTCATGTAATTAATATGAGTGTAATTATGACAGATACCTCAGCTATGGATTTTACTACATTTGGTGGGGCAACTGCTTTAACAAACGGTTGTATACTCAGAGCTAAATCTGATGGGTTTACTGGCGCATTTACGAACTGGAAAAGAAACTTTGATCTAGATAGTGATGCTCTCCCTTTAAATTACCAAGAGAAACTAGGTGGTGGCGAGTTCGGACTAGCTGCTCTCTATCACATCAAAGAAGGTACTGGCGCTATCATATATCTTGATGGTTCCAAAGGTGATAAATTCGAATTATTAGCACAGGACAATTTAACAGCTTTAACGAATTTTAAGATTAAATTGCAGGGCCATTACGAGGGGGCATAATGCCTAAATGTACGCGCATAAAGAAGAAAAAACGCCAAGTTTGTGTCGGTGATATGCGAGACGAGATAACCCTCCAGTCCCGTAGCATCACACCGCCAGCGGCAGATGGCGTAGACTTCGGGGAAACTTTCTCTGGGGATCAGGTAGTCTGGGCAACAATAAATACCGTGAGCGGTGAGACGGTGTTTGACGGCACGAATACAGAGCGTGACGTGACGCATCGAATCTATATCCGGTTCCTCTCAGGAGTTACAGCGGAAGCGTGGGTGCTATTTAATGGCGAACGATATGACATCCTGACTGTTGAAAATTTAGATAACCGAAATACTTTCATGTTATTAAGATGCA